TGATAGAGTACACGTAATTTCACAGCCTGTTGTGTTTTCTAACTGAGTCAATGTGATAGGAGCACCTTTTGGGTGAGTCCATGTTGCAACGTATGTTTCATAAGGCAGAGCAGCACCGCCTGATCCATTACTAGCTGCAGTAACTTGACCTTGTGCATTTACTGTAATATTAGCATTTGTATAAGCACCCGCAGTTACAGCAGTGTTATCTAAGTCAACTGTTAATGTATCTGTTGCAGTTACTGTAGTTGTTAAACCAACACCACCAGCAATCTTTGCTGTGTTTCCATCTTTAATATCTTCAGAAGTTCCTAAGTCACCACCAAGCAACCAACCATCATATGCAGTAGGTATTGTTGGGAATGTTTGTAGTTTAAAAGTACCATCTATGTATTGTGCTGTGGTACCTTGAACGTTCCAATTAAGTTGTGTATCTGGACCATTTAAGTTAACTTCTGTTAAAGTCATTGCTACATTTGCACCGCTTGGCCATGATGTACTTAATGACTCAATACCTGAACCTGATTGAGCAAAATCAATTATAGCATCTATACCTGCACCACCGTTAGACATTGTAACTCCTGGACCTGTAAACTCAAATTTACCTATTTTGGTAGAACTACCTACTTTGATACTATTTACAATTGATGGAAGACTTGTATTTAGTTGTATTGTTTTAACCCCACTACCATCAGTAGATGTAGTTTGAGATATACCAGAACCCATACTTATTTTGTCAAGCCAGTAACCTGCTTGAGCATCTGTTGCATCAATTTTAAATTTTTCATCAGTTGATACCCCACTTGTTGACCAAGGTACGTTTACTACTAACTGATCATCTGAATTAAATTGAACACCGTATGTTCTATCTTTAACAGATGATACTGCCTCAGCAGCTTCAAGCTGTACTGTATCATCCCATAGTTTACCTGTTCCAGTTACCGTAGATGTCATCACTGGTACTGCTGCAGGAATAGTAGGGAATGTTTCTAAAACACCATCACCTCTAACATACTGAGCTGGCACACCTTGAAAATCTAAAGTTAAAAAAGGTGTAGTAGTTGAATTTGCTACAGAAGGTACTATTGCATCTGCTATACCTGGGGTTACATCACAATTAAAATCTGTTACTGTTCCAACATTACCTCCTGGAACTGCTGCCCAAGTATTATCACCTCTTAAGAAAGTTGTACTGTCTGCAGTTCCTGTTGCTGAAAGATCTGCTGTAACAACAACAGCTCCACTTGTAGCAGATGCTGGTGTAAGTGCTATAAATGTACCATCTGTAGTATCTACTGTCTCAACTATATTTGCTGGTACACTTGGAATAGAAGGAAAAGCTTGTAAAGCACCTGTCCCATCTATATAATCTGTTGTTGCTCCTGCACCTGCAAGAGTTAATGTTCCATTGCTTGTTACAGGACTATTAGTTACAGTGAATGCTGAAGGTGCAGCTAAACCAACACTAGTTACTGTTCCACCACTTGCTGGAAAAGTAGATATTAATCCTTTTTTAATGTCACCATTATCACTAGAATCACTAAACCAAATGTAATCCTCTGCTGTTGGTGCCACTGTAGGTGCAATAATTATTGCATTACTAGGTCCTGCATATTCTATGTTTACTACTGGATCAGTAGCTGTACCTGTTACAACTATTCCATTACCTTCTGTTACACTTGTAACTGTTCCTGCACCTCCACCACCTGATGCACTAATTTCAACTACATTTGATCCTAGATCAGTTAGAGTTATATTGGTTCCTTCTCTTAATGTTACTTTATCTGCTGTTCCATCTGATCCTACTAAGCCTATATCATAATCAGGAGTACCTGCTACCATAGAGCCTTGAAGATCATATGTTGTATTGTCATCAGAAGGATCTGGTAACGTTACTGTTTTAACATTTACTGCTGTTGGGTGTCCTGTTGCATCTTGTGTAATAGAATCTACTACTGTAAATGTACCTCCACCTACTGGTGATACTGCTGATGTTGTATCAGTTCTATTTGTATTATCATGACTAAATGTAACTGATTGATTTCCACTGCTAGCTATAGAAGTAAGCTTTGCCCCTCCTATAAATAAAACACTTTCTCCATCTGTTACTGAAAAACCACCTTCACCACCTACATTCCATGAGCTCATAGTTCCAACTGTTGGAAAAGCTTGTAAATTTCCTTCACCGTCTACGTACTCTGCAGCTGTACCATCCCAACTGAAATCTATACTACCACTAGTAGTGATTGGAACTCCAGATATGCTAAGAGCATCTCCAATAATACCAGCGTCTACACTAGTAACAGTTCCAACAAACTGATCTGTACTATTTATAGTAACATTATTAGAGCCATCATCAACTAAAGAGATGTTTGTACCACCAATAAGTTTTACTATATCTATAGTAGCATCTGATCCTGTAAGTATCAAGTTAACAGAACCATCTATATTTCCTGCACTACTATAATCATATGTAGTATTACCACCACCAGCAATAACTGCTGCAAGATCATATATAGAAATTAACTCTTGTTCTAGTTTTGGCAGGTATGCCATAACATTTAAAGAACTATCTACTTTAGTAGATAAAATTAAGTAATCTTCCTTACCATCTTTATTAAGATCATATGGTTTTGGTGCGTATTTCTTTTTGGAAAATAATCCAATTACGTCTTGCAGTAGTGAACCCATTTTTTTTTATTTTATTTACAATATCCACTTTTGAAAGCAGCAGATTGAACTGGCTCACTTGCTCTAGTAGATTTTTGTGGTGGATTTAAATTTGTTTTCTTAGCCAATTTAATTCTTGCTTCAACCTTTCTTCTATTCTTTTTTTGCTGTATAGCTTGTGGAATAGATGTAGGGTTAAAATAACCGTTAGTTACTTCTTTTATTTTTTTTGCCATGACTATTTATTTTTTACGTGAGAGCCATCACAATTTCCACTTGGATCTTGTGATTGTCCACATTTACATTTTACTTTGTTTTCCATAATCTTATTTCTTTTTAGCTCTTCCCATGTTACCATAAGTTGCTTTATTCATAAGTGGATCTAATACTGAACCGCCAGCCATAAAACCTTTTAGTCCACCATCTGCAGCCATTGATGTCATTGCTGCTTTTTGTGGAGTTATATCTCCATCTCCAGCTCCATAAGTTGCACCACCTACGTTGTATTTTTCTTTTGCTTTTGCCATTATTTATCCTTTTTAATTGAATTTACTTTTTCAAGGGACCTTCCCCCAAAATATGAACCTATTACTGTTATTAAAACTAACTGCAATAAGTCTGTCCATTTATCTTCTACATTAAAGTCTATAACACCTGCATCTATAAATATTAAAATGACAGTTGATATAACTAAAAATATAAGAACCATTGGTCTTACGTTTTTACTTAACCAGCTATCACTGGCCATATCTGCAGCCCATCTAGTAGAGATTTCTTTTTCCATCTCTACTTCATGCTTTGCAATTAGTTCTTTAATTTTTCTTGCAGCTTCTAACTTTTCATCTTTTGATGTTATAAGTTCATCTAAGACACCACCTATACCTTCAACTAGTTTTGTTGCTCCGCCTGAAAATAATCTTGTTATAAAGTTTGGCATAATTTTCTATTGATAAATTCTTATTTCTATTGGTGTGTCTAACAATACACTATCTTCTTCAGGTGCTAAACTAGCATCAAGCTTATTAGTAACTACTGTAAAACTAGAATTAGTAGCCGCAATTACATTTATACTGTTAGGAGCATTTTTAAATACTGGCATAGGGTTTATTACAAATTCATCTCCAGCAGTTATTGGTGTAGACCAAGTTGCTCTATATTGTCCTACACCTACTCTTAACCATGTTAATGTTAATCCTGTGTCATTATATACTATAGTCTCTGTTGGGTCATTAGTAAGGATTTGAGTTATCTTACATATATATGCTTTATAATAATGATTTAATCCCATTGCTATTGACTTAGGATTAGCTGTTGAACCTAAAGGAACACCAGTTATTACCTCTACTCCATTGCGTCCCCACATTAGGACATTATCTGAATCAGTAACAGTAAAACCTGGTCCTGCACCACCTGGATTCTCATCATATACATTGAAGCTAGTCATACCGCCACCTCCACCTGATGCATAATTAGGAATATTTAAAACACCACTTGCTAAAGTTGCTACTCCAGATGTTCCATTTGTAGTTAGGCTTAAACCTGCACCTGCGGGAACACTAAGTGATATTTGATTTGTACTTTGTGCTACAACTATATTGCTTCCCTGTACTATACTTCTAAAGTTAAGTGTCTCACCAACTTTATCTTTCCATACTTCAGCACCACTTCCTACATTAGCTGCAAGATTAGGTTCTCCTTCTGTTGTTAGCTCAATGTAATTATCATCAGCAGAAATAGCAAGAGTAAGGTTGCTGCTTAAAGATTTTAATGAACGGAAATAATTAGTACACTTTTCTGTTACAGGATCTATATCTGTTTTCTGATAGACACCTGGTGTATTAGGGTTTTTAATTTCTGGTACATTTTCTAGATCACATGATTCTGATGCCACTTTAAGATCTTTAATCTTAATTAGCTTTACACTTTTATAAGGTATAGGTGAAGCAACCCCAGTCATATCAGGCTCTTCATTAACACCCAACACTAAGACATCATTAGGTTCTGCTTTCTTTGCAAAGACACCCCTTCTTAATAAGCTTAATACATCCGTTAAGATATTCATTTCTTTCTCTTTTTACTTCTCTTAGTTTTAGATGGTCCACTATATGTGTTATGGGTTCCACCTCCTAATTTATAAGCTTGCTTTGATTCTACTCCTGTTTCATTGTTTCTTACAACTCTCTCAGCATTACCGCCTCTATTCATCTTTTCTATTACAGAAGACATCATGATTTCTTCTAGCTCACCGCCAGATCTCATAAGCATCTTTGTTTTTTGTCTACTCATTTTTCCTTTTGATAGACATGGTCTTTTCTTTGCCATAATTTAATAATCAAAAGTTAATGTTACTATAAACAAATATAATTTAATAGTTCTATAATCATATTCCTTATCACTATCTATAAACTCCCATCCTAGTGCAAATCTATTGTGGGGCCAATGAAATGCTATTTCTAATTGCCAATCTTCCATTATAATTTACTTTTTGTTTTGTTACATAATCCTTGACGGCAATGTCCTAAACAGACTTTACCCTTTGTAATCCATTGAATTAACAAACACACTTGTCTCATTACTTGACTTCTTTTTTCTTTCTGCCTTTTCTAGCTTTACCTTTTACAGCACCACTAACATCAGCAAGTTGACTGCCAACTTCTTTAATTGCTCTACCTACATCAGCTAATTCATCTGCAGTAAGCTTATATCTTTTAACTATTTCAACCAAAGTCTTCTCAGCTTTTTCATCTATAGAAGTCTTTGACCATACAGCTCTCCAATAATCTTGAGGGCCATACGTCCATAAAACATTTACTATTTTTTTAAACATGATAAAGTATTTTAATGTACTATATAAATAATATACAAATTTTGTATCACTTAAGCAACTCAAAGACATATATTAATGCTATCTTTGTCTTGCTTGCATATGTATAATATACAAAATTTTACTAACAAAATTAAACATTAACCAATAAGAAAACCACATGAACAAAATTGATCACCTACAATTTAAATCTAAATTTTCCTTAGAACTCTTTCCAACAGAAACACTTTTAGGCATAAAAACAGTCAACTGTGAAGTACTTTGTGAAGATGATAACTACCGTCCTATGGGTGGTGTTGAATTAGGTTTTATTTTTTTTACTATAACATTTGTAAAATTGTTTGTATAGACTTTTCAGTCTAATCAAAATTTCTTACATTATATATACCAAGCAGCTGTATTTCTCTTATGTAGATATACAGCTTTTTTAACCCATAAAAAATTTCAATTATGAATAAAGACATCTTTAAGTCCAGAGTAAATATATTACCTTATGAGTACCCACAACTATTAGCATACAAGGATGCTATCAGACATTCCTACTGGATTGATACAGAGTTTAACTTTACAGAAGACATACAAGACTTTAAAGTCACTATATCAAATGAAGAAAAAGATGTCATTAAAAAGACAATGCTTGCAATTGCACAGATAGAAGTAAATGTAAAAACCTTTTGGGGTGATCTCTATAAACGCATGCCTATAACAGAAGTAGGTGATGTAGGTTTTACTTTTGCTGAGTCAGAAGTAAGACATAAAGATGCTTACGCCAGACTGCTTAGAATATTAGGGTTAGAAGAAGAATTTCAATCAGTAGTTGAAGTGCCTGCAATAGAAGGTAGACTTAAGTACTTAAAGAAGTACCTAGATGGTACACGTTCTAGAGACAATAAAATGTATACTAAGTCTGTATTGCTCTTCTCTTTATTTATAGAGCACGTAAGTTTGTTTAGTCAGTTCTTAATTATGATGAGCTTTAACAAAGAAAAGAATGTACTTAAAGGTATATCTAATGTTGTTGAAGCTACTAGTAAAGAAGAAGAGATACATGGTAACTTTGGTGCTGAACTTATTAATATTATTAAGAAAGAAAACCCTGAGTGGTTTGATAAAGAATTTGAAGATTTGATCTACTCTGCATGCATGAAAGCTTATAGTGCAGAGTGTGATATACTTGATTGGATCTTTGAGAAAGGAGAACTTAGTTTTCTACCTAAAGAAACAATACAACATTTTATAAGAAACAGATTCAACAACTCTTTAGATAAGATAGGTATGAATCCTATATTTGAGGTAGATGAAGAACTATTAAAATCAGTAGAATGGTTTGACATAGAGATAACAGGTACCAAAGAAGGAGACTTCTTTTATAAGAAAAGTGTAGACTATAATAAAAAAAGCAAGAGCATCACACTTGATGACTTGTTCTAAAACCAAAGACATGGAATATAATAAGTATTACTGGCTAAATGAAGACAGCCGCACATTTTTATCAAGGGGATATATTACTGAATCACCAGAACAAAGAATCAAAGACATTGCTATTAAAGCAGAAAAGTATTTGAATATAAAAGGATTTGCAGAAAAGTTTGAGGACTATATGGCAAGAGGGTTTTACTCTCTGTCTACTCCTGTATGGATTAACTTTGGTAAACAAAAGGGTTTACCTATAAGCTGCTATGGATCCAACATAGATGATAACTTAGACAGTATACTTAACGCAGGACGTGAAATAGGAATGATGTCTAAGTATGGTGGTGGTACTAGTGCTTACTTAGGTAACATTAGACCAAGAGGAAGTGAAATATCTACAGGAGGTCATGCTGACGGTCCTATTCACTATGCTAGAATGTATGACACTGTGGTAGATGTATGCAAACAATCTGAAGCTAGACGTGGTGCTTGTGCAGTATATTTACCTGTAGAACACCAAGACATTGATGAGTTCCTAGATATTGGTACTGAGGGAAACCCAATACAAAATCTACAGTATGGTGTTACAGTTGGTGATACTTGGATGGAAGAAATGAAAGAAGGAGATAGAAAGAAACGTAAGATATGGGCAAAAATAATACAGCGTAGATCTGAGTTTGGCTTTCCATATATAATGTTTAAAGATAGTAGCAACAATAACTCTCCTTACAAAGAACTTGGTATGGAGATCACAGCCTCTAACTTGTGCTCTGAGATTCAGCTTCCTACAGATAGTTATAATTCTTTTGTATGTTGCTTAGGTTCTATTAATCTTTTACACTGGGACCAGATAAAAGAAACTGATGCAATTGAGACATATGTATATTTCTTAAACGCAGTAATGGATGAATTTATTATTAAGTCTGAGACTATGCCAGGCATGAAGAGAGCGTTTAACTTTGCTGAAAAGCATAGAGCTATTGGCCTTGGTGTATTAGGTTATCATTCTTTATTTCAATCTAAGCTTCTTGAGTTTGACTCACTCCAAGCTAAAGGATTGAACAGTGAGATCTTTAGAACTCTTAAAGACAGAAGTGAAATTGCTTCTAGAGAGTTACACAATGAGTATGGCTATTCATCTCTTAGAGAAGGGTATGCTAACACTACTCTTATGGCCATTGCTCCTACTAAGTCTAGCTCATTTATTCACGGTGCTGTGTCTATGGGGATAGAGCCTATTAAGTCTAACTACTTCATTAAAGATCTTGCTAAGTCTAAGACTGTATATAAAAACCCATTCTTAGAAAAAGAACTTGAAGTGTATGGTCTAAACAATGACAAAACTTGGAAGTCTATTCTAAGTAAAGATGGGTCTGTGCAACACCTTGACTTTCCTACTAAAGAAGTATTTAAATCCTTTGTTGAAATATCTCCTAAAGAACTTGTTTTACAAGCTGCACAAAGACAGAAGTATATTGATCAATCACAATCTCTTAATTTAATGATTGATCCATCTGTATCAGCTAAGCAGATTAATCAACTGTATTTGTATGCTTGGGAAGAAGGTGTAAAAACTTTGTACTATCAATTTAGTAAGAGTAGTGCACAAGACTTTGCAAGAAACATTTTAGAATGTAGTAGTTGTGAAGGTTAGGTTATTATTACTGTTGGTTTGCCTAGGTTGCAAGCCACAGTATAATCCTGATAAAGACCCAGATGTATTAGACTGGTATGTTGATGAAGGAGAACTTATTATCTATACTAAGCAAGATTCAATACAAGATGAATATGATAGAGCTAAATATATTGACTCATTAAAAAAGGACTCTATTTTCTAAGTCCTTTGTGATTATCAATTCTATCTAGAATTTTATTGAGCTCTTCTGTTTTTATTAGGCCTGCCATTGAAGCATTCTTTAGAGCACTTATAAGTTGCAGTATCATAAAGGGTACTACAATCACCTCGGATAGCCAGCCTGTACCTGTAAAACCTTTTTCTATCATAAGGATAACAGTAAGTATGGCTATCCAAGCAAAGGTGTTTCTCGTTATCCTTAATGCTTTATAGGTTTTAAAGCCTTCTCTTTTACAGCCAGCCCAAACCCCAAATATTCCGTCTAACCATAATACTGAACAAACAGCTAAGTATTGTTCCATGTTTTGCATTGATAAATCAAAAAAGTACGTACATAAATACGTACAGAAGGCTGTTATACTCACTATTGATAATTTAGTTGTCATTTATTAATTCTTTGAGCCATTTAATATTCAACGGTTATACAATAATATACACTTTCTAAGTGGTACATTAAAATTATTTACCTGTTAATATGTCTGGCATTAGTTATTTAGTTCCCATATAAAAATCATCATTCTGTAAGTATGAGTTGTATTTCTGTATAGAGTATATAATAGGAAGAACATCTTTCCAGTTTTTATAAACTTTTAAACTGCCTTTTTTACTTCCTCTTTGATATACATGTTCAGAGTTTAAATAAAATTCATCTTTGCTTTGTGTTGTATATGCTAAAGGTGTAGCTACAAGATAATACATTGCTTCTGCTAGCTCCCCCATAGTTCTTGATGCAGCTAATGGTGAGTCAAACATCTGACGCATTTGTGTATATCCACCTAAACCTGGAATAGGATTAAATATTACAGTTTCTTTATAAGCTCTCTGTGCTTGATACTTAATCATATTCTTAAGTCTTTTAGTTAAGTCATCATCGTCATCATCAGAAAGTATATTATCTAAGATCATGCTGATTGCTAATGTGCT